TTTCATTGTCTTTAAACCAAGATGTAACGCCACGGTTAACCTTAAGTGTATTATTAAGACCCATAGAAACTATTACTAGATTTTTACGAATAGCTTTATTGATGTTTTTACGATTGTCTCTATCATAACTTTCGATAGTATTGATAATGTTAGGGTTTTTACGTGAAATAGGTTCTGCGTAAGGAACTGCACCTTGCATACACATTAACATGAATGCCATGTATTCATTACCAAGAGTTTCAATTTTATTGATAGGTTCATTATCATAAGTAAGACCTTGAATTGTAAACGCCATATGAACGTTTGAATTAGGTCTTACATAAAGATCGTGTGCATTATCAATTGATGTTTCTTCATCACAAGGCATATAAGCCTGTCTATCACGTGAGCTGTCTAAACAATCCTCAATGTGTCCCTTCATATGAGCAGCAACTGCTCTACGTAATGCATCATCATCATCAAGTAAACAGCAAATAAGTTGTATGTCTTTATCAACGATTGCTGCTAAAGCTACCTGATAATCTGCAGCATCTGGAGAAGATCCATTAGCACCACTAGCAGTAATTACCTGCTCTGATACAATGTTTCCATCAAACAAAGTAACTTCAGCTGTTAATTTAATTGAACTAAGTTGATTGATTAGATTAACAATTGCTTGTACATGCGCACCTTGTATTGCTGCGACGTTTGTTGAGTATAATTTTCTGTGAAGATTTTCACGTGTTTGTGCAGCTGCACCTACAACCCATTGAAGATCAAATGCATCAAGTTGTTTTGGTGTATAATCAAAGCTCAATACTTCGCATGAAAGACCTGTTTCTAGATCAAGTCTATCTTTAAGCTGCTGCATTGAAGTCATGTCATCAATAGAAACTGTTACTGCTGATCCACCATCAGGTGTCCAAACAACGTTTCTTCCAGTTTTAGCTCTGTTTAGAACTAACGTACCGGCGATTGTTGAAGTAAATGAAATTACTCCGCCAGATCCAATTTGTTGAACTACAGGAGCTTGTCCTAGTTCTGTGTATGTTAATGTATAGCATTCATCTAAATCAGCAGCTGCACGATCTACTTGAACGTCTAGTGTGTTTAGATTTCCAGCTGTTCCCCAAATGTTTGATTTGAGGCTTATTACATTTGCTTGTGCACCATAATACTCTTCATCAACCGCGCCAGTTGCACCATCATCTGCTCTTGATCTTAGGTCTACTGATGCTTGAAGATTTGAAGTTGGGTCACATGCATTTACGTAAGATAAAGATGTGGAAACTTGTCTGCTATCTTTGATAGAGTTCTTCCACATATTATCTAATAGTTGCATGCCAAGTTGGTTAGGATAAATCTCACCGAGATCTGGGCCACCAGTGCTTCTAAAAACATGGACTTTATGTGGCTCAAGATGTGGAAATTCTCCTACAACACATAGGTTTTTGGCACCTAGGTTGTCAGGGCTGAGTAGATTATTATTTATGTCTACTACTGTTTGTGGGTCATATAAGTTTTGACCACGAAAAAATATACTGCTGGGCATAATTTAACTCCTTCTTAATTTGTTACGATCGTAGTATATAGCGTATCTGTATGCAGATCAGGACTTGCTGTATTACCAAACTCTTGAGGAACGCTCATTATTACTGATACATCAACTTCTCTGTCTGCTACTATTGGCTCTACTTCTAATAATCTTTGTGATGTGTAAATCATCTCCATTGAGTACATAAAGCCATCTTCTGAAGATAGGTGTCTTATTCCGCGGATGTCTTGTAAATCACTGTCGTCTGCAGGAGTAAGTTCTTGAGAAGCCACAAAATCTAGATTTAGATAACCTACTTCTAGGAAACTTCTTTTAAAAATTAAAAATGCTGATTGTATTAATCGATTTAAAACTCTTATGTAGTCATGTTGAGGTGCATAAAGTTTTAGAATTAAATCATTTCTAAGCAGCATAGATTTTTTAGTAGGACCACCATTTGATAGAAGTTGTGTGTTCATCAAATTTGACTGTGCTTGTCTGATAATTATTTGAGGTACTTTTGTTTCTTTCTTTTGATAAGCCTTATCTATAAGTATGTCCGAAGCTATAAACAAATTATAATATTTTGTTCTAAGTTCAGCAGAGATTTCTGGAAACATACTTTCGAAATAAGCTTGATCATCTCTAAATTTTTTCATTGCATTTATAAGCATATGATGCGAATGTAATTCAAACATTATTTCTTCTCCAATTTAGCATATGCCTGAACTGGCATAGATGTCGCTGTTTCTACGTTTTTAACTCTAAGGAATGTATCTCTTATTGCATAAGGTTGTCCAAACACCGTAAACGTAGGATGTGCATAGTATGTCACACTAATTTTTGCACCTAATGGAGGAGTATTTAATTGTTGTATCTGTAATGAATTAGTTTGTTCATTGTATAGCCACTGTTTGACGCCACCAATCTCTTCAGCTAATTCACCTATAGTTACTCCATTTTCATCTGTATAATAAACAGACAGAATTGTTTTTTCAACATTACCCGTTGCTAATTCTAAAGTTCTAGCTGCTGCTGGATAAGATAATGCATGTCTTTGTGTAGCACCGGCAAGTACTCTATTATCTGTATCTAAAACTTCCTGTCTAGTCATTGCACTATCTTTTAATGTAAATCTATCACCAAAAGAAGGTAGATGTTCAGGAAGTAATGTCAATTTAATTTCAGGTAATAAAACAGTTCCAAAGTCATTTGTATCGTAATCAGAATTAATCCCTGTTACGATTGCTTTTATCTCTTGCTGTGAATGACTAACTAATCCTCCACCGTTACAAACAGGGCAACTTGGATTAACTTCTACTTGACCAAACTCATCATTAATTCCGTTAAGATCAAAACTATATTCTTGTGTAGATACGAAACATGGACATGGTTGTCTTTGCTCCCAATCTATTCTAAGACCTTTTTGTGCTATAAGTCGTTTAAATTCAGTATTGAAAAAATCAACTCTAACTTTGTCTAATCTTTGTGTTTTTGGATTTAAGATGTTAGGCATTAAAATATTCCAATCTTAGTTGTTGTGTATTTCTTTCTTAGACCTTCAACGGCAGCTTTTAATTGTCGTTTGTAAGAAAGCATTCTAGCACCATAACCACTATTAGTTGCTGAAGATGTTGTATTGATTTCTTGACTTAATCCATCAACTCCTAATCTAAATGCCGCGATGCCGGCGCCAACTATGAGGTCACCTGCAGTGTCTAAAGGAAGCATTGCTGCCATGTAAAGTATTGCTTTTATTAAACTATCAGGAACTGTATGTAATTTATAACTAATAACTACATCACCTTGTGCGCCTGCTGTGCCTATTTCAATACTAAATGTATCATCACCTATGTCAAATGCCTGAACAGTGGGAGGTACTGCACCTTGTGCGTTGCCGTTTCCATCATCTGTTACTGTAAATATAAAATTAGGTTTATCTACTAGTTTTTCTGCTATTGCAATGTCTAGTACTTCTGTCGTACCTTGGGGTACCGTTATAGTTCCTTCAACAAAGTTAAAACCACTTTCATAGTCAAACTTAAAATATGCAGGAACTCTATCATGATAACTAAAGTTAGAGATAGGATCGACTAGTAGTGGGATAGAATTGCTAAAGTTAAATGCACCTAAAACTGCAGCTGTAGGAATTAATGAAACACTTCCACCTACTTCTGAAGTTATATTGACCCATTCTAAAGGAACGTCTGTTTGTGGATAATTGCCATAACTTATAGCTAATTTATCTACCTTTTTAAGCGGACGTCGATCTAAGGCCATTGACCACCAACTTCTTCTATTTTGAGCGATAGCATCATGCCTCTCGCCTCTAGTCCTGAAATTGTTTATTACTATTTCTAACTCATTTTCAAGTACTGCAACACTTTGTTTTATAGCAGCATCGAATAGTTCATCAGGATAATCATCACCATTGTCATCAGTCAAATCGATGCCAACGAGTACAGTTTTCTTAAGTAAATCTGTTGTGATTACATTGTATATGTCAAATGCCATATTCGTTTATCCTTAGAATGTTTAAAGTAAGTTTTCTATATGTTTATATAGGTTGCAATGAAAAGTTAAACAGAAGTCATTCTCGTCATTGTTTTAGTTGACTTAAAAAAAACGCCGCGACAGGAGAGAAAAAACCACAGCGTCCCAAAAACCATAATTAGTTTTTGTAAACTCATTTAGCCAAATTACTTAGAGTAATTTTTTCTCTTAGCGTGCGACGTTACGAAGTACGAAGTTCTTTGAAGGAACTTTTACTACTGGTGAACCAAAAAGCATGAGCAAGAATTGCTTAGCTGCACCGGTCTCTGCAAGAGGACGACGTAAGAAGTCAAGAAGACGTGCGAATTCCATAACTCGTTGATCAAGTTCAGCGATAAGAACACGGCTACAATCAAGACGCTCAATGCCTTGGTCTTTCCAAACTGCGCCAGTAAGCTCAGCAGCTGGGAATTCACCAATCAATTTAGCAGTGCTTTGATCAACAGCGTTACCAGCAGCTGCAACAGCAGTACGATAAACGCGGTAGTAATCAGCAGCAATAGCAGGAACGTTCAAACGAAGCTGTGCCTTATTACCATCATCAACCTCTACAGATTGTGAGAATACAGGAGCTTCATAACCGTGTGCGTTAACAGCAACAATTCCGTACTGTACAAAACCATCATGTCCAGCGCCAGTACCAGAAGCATCAAACAATGAAGCAACAGCATCCTGAATTGCGTTTTGTGAGAAAGTAGGAGCTGAAGGTCGTTTAGCAGCATCACCAAAAGCAGCGCTAGGTGGAGCAAGCTGACGATTAAGGAATGGAGCAGCGATTACTGGTACAGGTCCCATGGGTCCCATAACGTGGATACGAGGGCCAGCACCAAGAGTAACTACACCTTGATCAGCTTGATTAACGAGAAGCATTGCATCATGACGACCGTTACCAGCACTGTCAGCAATTAACTTAGCATATTGTTTTGGATCTACAAAGATCGCATCAG